AAGGGTGTAATTTTAGAGAAATTGTAATGAGTGATCATCAGTTACAAGAGTAAGAACTAGTGATCGAAAGATCCGTTCATCAAACACCGACAACAATTTAATCAGAAAGTAGATAATAATATAGTCGCACAACTCTGGGTTGTGAGGTACGGGTGCGAATCCCGTCTTTCTGACCATTTTAATCGGGGTGTATTGTCAATTAGGAGACGGCCTGATCTGGAGTCAGGAAGCTGCAGGTGCAAGTCCTGTCACCCCGACCATTTTTATATCAGACAATGGTAGAGGTTTGAACTTGGCTAGGTCCGAAACAATAACCAACGGCTGTGTTCGGCTAATAATCTGTGGGTTAAATATGCCCATAAAACCGCCAAGGTGTCTGAGATAAGTTTTAGATTTGATCGTTGGTGTATAGAATTATAGCACTCTGCCATTAGGAGGTAGATGAGACTGAAGTTGACGAGATAGACATTCGATTTAAGTTTATGGTTTCTGTGCGCACAGTGCCGTTGGACTTGATCGAAATATGGAACGACCAGTGAAATCCTCGTATATTCGCAAGTCACGATCATCCAATTTTTGTTTTTTGATTTGACTTATACTATGTATTGGTGTAAGATTTTTAAATGGGCTGTTAGTGATAGTGGTAGCACGGGAGCTTTGCAAGCTTTAGGGAAGAGTTCGATTCTCTTACGGTCCACCATTTTAAATTAATGTATGTTGGATAGTTTCAACTATATATTAATGTTGAGAGCGCGGGTATGATGTAGTGGTAGCCTGCAACCTTGCCAAGGTCGATGTGCCGGTTCGATTCCGGCTACCCGCTCCAATTTCAGTTCTTTAAAATTTATGGGCGCGTACTGGTATCGATTTAATAGTACACGTATGTTAGGCACGTAGAGGATGATAGTTGGCCTCTTTAATACACCTATCGAAACATTAACTGCTGAAGATAACGTAGTTAGCTATGACTTCTCTTACGATGACGTTGTAGCCCTTGCAGCCTAAGTTGTTGCACATTCAATACAATGAAGTCTGATATTTGTGTTGGGTGTAAATTATTGGACTGGACCAAATATTTGATTTGCGTAAATGGTCGAGATATTAGTAAATCTTAAGGGTAATATTTTTAGATATTTTTTATTATTACTTCCTAACAATTCAAAATATATAAGCGTGTAGTCTGGCAATAATAATTTTTTATGGACGCGGGGTGCGACTCCTCGCCATCTCCACCATTTTTAAAACCCCAAGTTATGCTTGGGGTTTTTTTATTGCGGTTCAAAGTCAATGTAACTATCAAATACTAAACAGTTGCATTTTTCTGGATCTATATATCCTTCTTTTTGTAGATAATCCAACATTTTCTCTCTACAAGTTTCGTCTTCATATAAATCACATTTTTCTGGGTGTCTTAAAACAATAAATCTATCAGCCCAGATTGTTATATGGTGATCTTTAATTTTTATATCTTGAAAATTTACTTCATTCATTGTATATTAAATATATATTAGAGTTATGAGTAATATTAAATTAACAAAGGCTGAAGCCGAAAAGAAAGTATATGAACTAACCGAAAATCTTTTGCATGTAAAGAAAGATTTTAAAGATGTAGCTGCTGGCTACAAAGAACGCATGAAAGAAATCGAAAATGAAATTAAAGCAATTGTCGAAGATGCTTCTATAGGTGATCCAACTAAGTAAAACAAAAAGCCGGTCAATTAAGACCGGCTTTTTTATTATTGTTCTTTTGGAGATGGCTTAAATGTGCCATCTTTTAAATTAAGACTACCGTCTCCATATTTTGTAGCCAGACTATTTAGTAAGTTTTCTTCTAGTTTTTGAATATCTTTCCACTCTGTTAGAATAGCTGATCTACGTTCAGTTAATTCTGTTTTTGTTTGTTCCAGTTCAATTTCTTCTAATTGCAATTGACCAAGTTCAAATATTTTTTGTTGATATTTGGATTGAACGATTGCGATTTCTTGCATTTCTTGTTCTGTAAATTTAGTAACTTCACTCATAATATTTTTAGATACATATCTGGTTTATTGATTTTTGGATAATTATAATTCAATTTATATTTTAAAATAAAGTTGACGTAATCGCTATTTGTATGTATTATTAGATTATGTTCTAAGGCTGGTAATCTTAGAATTAGTAAGTATATTACCACATTTAAATATTAAATTATAAATTAGTATGACAGTTAAAAGTGATAGTGTTATGGATAACAATATTAAGTACGTAATCCTACGTGATGGCAGACGAGTTTCAGATTTGGAATATCCATCCAAGGATGAAGCTAAAACTGAATATGATCATTGGTCTTCAATTCTTAAACGATGGCCAGATGGTTCTAAAATTGAAATTGTAGAAGTGAAAGGTAAATAATGAGTGGTAATATATTTGGCTTAAAACAAAAAATTAACTTGGCTAGTACAGAAAAAGAAGTACTAGACTTATTAAAGTTAAGCAAAACATACGTGGACGCATCTCCAGAAACAGTTCGTTCTTGGAAAAATGCTTCTGCAAAAAAGTTACAACAGTTAAATTCGACTATTTCGTCAGTGGAAAAGGTTGAAAATGATACTGATAAACAAGTAAAAAAGAAAAAGAAAAAGTAAGATTTAACCAAATTGGTTCTGAAAAGACGTTACTTCGGTAACGTCTTTATTTTTTCCCATATACTTATATATGATGACAGATAAGTACTCTTCATTAACTTTGCCATCTGATTATGATCAGATGGATAGTTTAATTAAATCTAATAAAATTAAATTGATGGAACAAATTGTTTCATCAATATGTTATGCGGTAGACAACAATTTGAATGCGATAGAGGTCTTTAACTTTAAAGATTCTGATTTCATAGTAGTATTAGACCGCAATTCATTTGAAGATAATCTAAATAATATTTACGAATATTATATTTCGTCTGAGAAATATGAACATTGTGGTCGTGTTTTAAACATTAAACAACAACTAACCAACAAAAATGAGCAAGAAAAAAGACACAAGCCCAAAGGTTCATCAAAACGAAAAAATTAGAGAAACAATAAAAATTGATGACCGAACTCTTACGCCAAAACAAATTGAATTATTAAATTTACTACAAAATAAAACAACTAAACTAGTCTTCATTTCAGGTCCAGCTGGAACTTCAAAAACATATACATCTGTGTTAGCCGGTTTAAATTTAATAAACCAAAAAAGAGTAAGTGAAATCGTATATGTCAGAAGTATTGTAGAAAGTAGTGATAGTAAATTGGGATTTTTACCAGGTGAAATGGATGAAAAGATGAGTCCTTACATTCAACCACTAATAGATAAATTAGAAGAATTATTGCCAAAACACGATATTGATAAGTTAAAAAAAGAAGAACGTATTCACGGTTTTCCAATAAATTTCTTACGTGGTTTGAGTTGGAACGCTAAATGTATTGTAGCTGATGAAGCTCAGAATATGAGTAAGAAAGAATTGACCACATTAATTACCCGTGTTGGAGAATTTAGTAAGTTGTTTATATGTGGTGATCCCGATCAAAGTGATATCAATGGTAAAAGTGGATTTGTGCCAATGATGAACATCTTTGACGATGAAGAAAGTAGAAATAACGGAATTTATGTATTTAAATTCGATGAAGATGATATTGTTAGAAGCGGTTTAGTAAAATTTATATTAAAAAAACTAAAAAATGTTGGGTGATTAATAATTATTAATATATTATGGCGATAGTATCCAATCAAGGTAGAACTGTTCCCGAATTACCAACACTAACAGCTGGTACTATCGGTAATAATGATTATTTAATCATACAAAATGTAAGTAGCAACTCTACAAAAAAGTCTACTGTTAGTAGTTTTGTACAAAAAACAGCAAATCTTCTAACAACATTCAACAACTTGAATTTTGTAGGACCAAATAATACATACACGGGTTCATTTAGAAGTTTTGAAGGTGATAACTATTCTGTAATAAGTCAGAAAATACCCAATGTATTTAAACGAGCCATAGTAAGTGATTATCTTACTATCGGATACAATCCATCAGCGCCAACGTTTTTGGGAATATATGCAAAAACAATAGATGTTAATCAAGCACTTGGCGGCGGTGGCAATATTACGTTTACTGGAAATTCTATAAATAGTCAAATAACAATTTTTGACTATCCAAATGGATTGAATCTTGAAAACACACCTTTTAAGATTGAACAAATTACAGCTAGTATTGGTATAACAGGCAGTTTAAAAGGACGTTTACTAGGCAATGTAACGGTTGGTATAGGTAAAAGTTCATTTAACAATGTAGATGTAAATAACAATTTATATGCTGTAAATGGTGAAATAGACAACGCAGCTATAAATGGCGGTTCTATTGGTGGGGTAACTATTAATAATAGTCCGATTGGAACTACTGTGCCAAATGTCATATCTGGTTCAAAGATTTATTCTGCAAATGGATTTTCAGGAGTATTTTCTGGTAGTGGTAATATCTCACTCACAGGTAGTTTAAAAGGCAAGTTAACAGGTAATGTTACTGCTACCACTGGTACAAGTGTATTTAACAATATTACTGCAGCTAGTGTATATTCAAGTGTATATATTGAGTCACCATCATTTATAGGCACAGCTAGTTATTCTTACAATGGAAATGGAGAACTATCATCTTTATCCAGTAGTTACGCACAAACCTCAAGTATGTGTATGTCAACTACCGCAGATACCGCTTCGTATTTAGTTTGGTCAAACCTAAGAGTAAATGGTACATCTAGTTATTCTTATAATGGCAATCAAAAATACTCATCTTTTTCAAGTAGTTACGCATTAACATCAAGTAAAGCTATTAGTAGTAGTTATTCTACCAGAACCACTAGTGCTTCATACGCATTAAGAGCTTCAACTGTACTTGGGACTGTGGATAATGCTTTAAATGCTATAACTGCGGATTCTTCAACTACATCACTAACATCCTCTTATTTGTTAAAAGGATCTTTGAATAGTTCAAGCGCTGTACCATACTTTGATAACAATAGATTAACAACATCTCCATTATTTTATAAAAATGAGTTTGGACAAATAAATTTTTATATATCAGCTTCCGCTAAATATGCACAGTCCAATCTTTTTGTAGTAAACAGAGGATCTGGTATATTTAGTTCAGCTGGATTTGTATTACAAAATAAAAACAGATCAACCAACTATCCAAATCAAGATCAATGGTTTATATCATCTGTTACCAGTGGTAGTTTAACATTGAGTATTACTACAGGATCATATCATCTTAAAAATAGTACCATTACAACAAGAACATCGGATTCAGGTGGAGTGATGGTTGCACTGAAACAAGTGCGTAATGGTTTTTACTTCTGGCCATATATTAATACGGATTCGGCTGCAAGAGATGGTTCAGTTGGTATAGGCATACAACCTCCAGCAGAGCCAACTGGTTCTATAGACAAGTATTTACGTGCTAAGTTGCAAATCAGAATGTTTAGCGGTAGTAATCAGGCGGCTAACGTTGCTGGATCAGTATTAGCTGGTAAATTTGTTGGTGGGGCGCCTATTGGTGTAGAAAATAAACAAACTGCCATATTGGTACAATACGGATCTAGTAGTTTTTCAAATACATTTTATGTATCTAGTAGCGGTGATATGCGGGCATATGGATCTATCAGCGGCAGTAAAATATATTCATATGGAAACATCAAAGTTGATAATGGTTCATATATTTCTAAAACAGATAGCGCTATCATAACAGGATCTTTCAAAGGAAATTATCAAAAAGATTATACTACTGTGAGCGCAACTGTTGCAGCTGCAACCACAAATTTGAGTTTTGATGATTATGATATGATTTACCTAACGGCTACAGCCGCTCAAACATTTAATGTAAATCTTACACAGAAAAAAGTGTGTTATTTATATTTCTATAATAATAGCGGTGGCACATCATTTACGTGGGCCACTAGTACTGCCAATTCTTTAAAGTGGCCAAGTGGAGCTGCATCCAATCCATCAAATGGATCCAGAGATCTATATTCTGTCGTATTGATGGGTAGTGAAATTCTTATTAATAGAATCGCAGCTTCTTACTCTTAATACTTTATATTTATAAAATATGTCAACTCCGTGTAACAGTTTAAATGTACAACTAATAAAGGTCAGCGATCTAGCAACTTATTCTAGTATCAAAGATGCAGATCAACTGATGGTTATTGAAAATACAGGTGGTTCAAAATATTCTAGAAAATCCACTTTATCTGATTTAAAAGATTATGCTAACTCAGATGGTATATCTGGATATACCACTTCTTTATTTAATACCACAACTGATAGTAATAGCATATCATATTATTCCTCTGGAAATGTTCTTTCATTTTCCCACGGATTTTCTGCTGTACCTTCTTTGGTCCAAGTAGTTTTAAAATGTAATAGTAATGATGGAAGATTTGTTATTAACCAAGAAGTTGACGTAACATCTTTTTTCAATAACCAAACAAAACCAATTTGCAGTATCGTTTCAAGTTCTAGTACTGTGTTACTAATTGTCCCAACTTATACCAGCATTACTGTTTACGACTATAACAGTAGCACCAGTGTAATAAGTCAATATAATATCGATACAACCAAATGGTATCTTAAAATTTACGCCTGGAAGTAATTATGTCAACTACCTGTAATTTAATACAACAAGTAAAAGTTAGCGATCTGGTACGATACAGTACGTTAACGTCTAAAGATTTAATTTTAACAATTGAATCTGGTTCTTCCAACGATTTATATTCCAGAAAAAGCACATTTGGGGACGTTGTAACATTTTTATCATCTGTAACAGGATCTTATACCGGAAGTTTTTCTGGATCTGCAAAAACATTAAGTGGTACTTTTACAGGTAGTTTTACTGGTAGTTTTCAAGGAGATCACTCCGGTAGTTTTAGTGGAAACTTTAATGGTACAAATACAGGTAGTTTTACCGGCAGTTTTAAAGGACTAACAACAGGCAAATCCAACACTTCAGGATCATTGAGTGGTAGTTTTTATGGTTATATATTGACTAAGAAAGCAAGTGCTAGTGGAAGTTTCAGTGGAAGTTTATATGGTTCATTGATTAGTAAAAACTCTAAATTAACTGGTAGTTTTAGTGGTGTTTCAAGAGGACGTTTCTCAGGAAGTGTTTCTGCTAGCATCAAGGGTTACATTAGTGCATCAAATCATTACAACGCAAATAGAAAAGTTGCATTTTATGGTACGGCTAGTTGCGCTAAAACCGCTTCTTATGCTTTGAATTCAGGAGGAAACATAACAGGCACTGGTACTGCAAATCAATTTACATACTGGACAGCAGGCACTGCTATAGGATCTACTAATTATCTGGTGAGAAATAGTAGTATTAATAATTTGGGAAGTATGGGTCCAGGTAGAGTTACTGTAAACAACCCATTACAATTTTCCGTCGTAGGTGAACATTTGATTCAAAATTCTTCATCGGGTCAATCCATATATGGTATAGGATTACAAACCTCAAACAATTATTTAAGAACATCTGCTAATTTTGCATTTTATTATTCTGGATCTCACGTAAATACATCAGCTTTACCAGGCAAAGATGTAACTTGGCAATCAGGAAAATCTGGTTGGGGAGTTTTGGGAATCAGACAAAGATTATTAAGTGTTGGAAATATAGTGAGTTCCGACAACGTAAATGCTCAATTACATTTGCATTTAAGTGGGTCTACTGGATGGCCATCTGGATATAATCCAAATTCAAATGTATTTTTAATTACATCTGGTAGTTCACAAACCAAACTATTACGTGTCAGTGGAAGTGGACAATTGGACGTTAGAGGTGATATAGTTGCGCTTTCTACATTCGCTACATCTGATATAAGACTGAAAGATAATATCAGACCAATTGAAAATGCACTGAAAAAAGTGGAACAAATCAATGCAATTGAATTCAATTGGAAGTCTAATGGCAAACAAGATTTCGGAGTTATTGCTCAACAAATTGAAGAATTGTATCCTGATTTGGTAATGGAAAATCTTGAGGGATACAAAGTTGTAAAATATAATCCATTGATAGCACTGTTGTTGAAATCTATTCAAGAACTCAACAAAGAAGTTCAAGAACTAAAAAATAAGATTAAATCTTAATATATATAGGATATATGCCTGTCAATATATTAAATAGATTTGGTCCGCTTAGTTTTAAAAGTGAAACCAACAATAGTGAAAATTTATCTATCAATAGTTTATTAAGTAATTTTTATAATCCAGGATCAAGTAATTTTTCTATATCACAGAGTTATTATCAATTGGAAAATAGAATTGGTAATTCCACCACCGATTCAAGTACGATTAATATCACAAAAGCTTTGGGAGTTGGGTTTATAAACAAAGACAATAGAAGACCAATAAAATTTAGTGAGTTTTATGGTGCATCTTATATAAGCAGTTCTTTTAAAGTAGCTGCGTCTACAGGAGTAGCAACTGTTAAAATTTATTCACCAAGCGTTATACAAAACAACAACTTTTTAACCAACAACATACAAGATAAAGTTTATCAATATACATTGTATTCTAAATCCGATGTTACTACTCCAATTGTTGATTCTGGATGGAATAAAGTTTTTTCTTATGCTAAATCAGGAGATAACATCGAATTGTTTTATAATTTGATAGATGCCAAAGCTTATAAATTGGTATCAAAAGATTGTTTATCGAATGCATTTACGTCCAGTATGTTTATAGGCACTTGTGCCAGTACTGTAACGGATAATACAACTTATACATACACAATAACCGCTGCAGATTTACCTACTGCAAGTTCACTACTGTTTCAAAAAATCAACGGTGATAAAACTGCAAATGGATATACAAACACCAAAATAACTGATTTATCAAACATATTAAATAACTTAAATAGTTTGTTACAAAATCCCAATATAACAACATACAAATCGAGTGGACAACTTTTGCCTATTATATCTTACAGAGATAACTTAGGATACAATAGAACTTTGACATTTGACGGATTGATTTTGCAAAAATCAAATACACCTGATGGATCACTTGGATATTTTTATACAGGTTTGGTTACAGCAACTAGTTTGGGTGGAACAAATGTTAATTATGAATATGCATTTGAAAACACATCTACATTTGGTCAAATAACACTTTATATTTTGGGTACACAAGATTCAAATGCATCCTCTTGTACGTCTCCACCAGCAACTGTTGGAAATTTTCCAACAAATATATCATTTACAGGACCAAGATGTGGTTACTTGGACTGTGGAGATGGTTATACTCAACCAGTTTGTAACCCAACCGCAACTACACAAGTAAAACACAGCGGTAGTTTCATAATAACAAATAACAATAATGCGGAAATGTTGGCAACCATTAGTCCTACTTGGACCAATTTAGATGGAACATCATTGAACGCATTGATTAACACTGTTGATGTTAGTCCATCAGGAATGTTTTCTATACCAGCGAATGGAATACGTAAAATTAGCATTGGTTTTGGACTTGCTAATTATCAAAACACACTTCAACCAAAAACTTTTAATGCAAAGGGTTCTGTGAGTTTGACTTTGCCATTGGGATATTCACCTCAATCTCAAAATTGTGAAATTATAGCTAACTTTGATAAGAATTCTTGTGTGGTTTCTCCGGTAGTACCTCCAGTGGTTACACCTGTAACAAGTAATCTTGGGTGTATTAGTTATAATCCAAGTATGTTGGAGAGTTGGACACAGATAAAAACCAGAACAGTAGTAACAATTGCCTACAAAACAGGTACATCTGCAGATAAAACTTTTGCTAAAGCGGTTGTTAATGCTTTGCCAAATTCAGGCTGTACATTACCTTCTACTATAACTCAAGACGGATATACTATTAACATTTCGTGGACATTAGATCCAGCCGGAGGTCAAGACTATGCGTGTACCACTGGTGCATCGGGACAATTTTCAGGTACTTATACAGTTGTAACAACAAATTCAATATTGGGTAGTGCAAGCTTTTACATATTGTTCTTGAGAAGAAACAATAACATTGTGTCTATCGAAAACTATATTAATTTGTGTCAAACAGGTGGAGTTTCGTCTGTAGGATAAAAAATATTGACATTTTTCAAAATTTGGTTATATATATTGTTGAATGACACGGATGTGTTATTCACTATAGTGCTCGAATGAGGCTATTAGGTTAATAAGTTCAATAGAATTATTAAAAAGAAAGGTAAATATATGTCAGTAGTAAAATATAGTCCGTTTGCATTGCGACACATTGATCGTGATGAATTTTTAACACCATTTGACCGCGTATTTGATGAAGTATTTGCGGCGCACTTCCCAGAATTAAACAAAGAATTAGGCGTTGGTTTTTTTGAAAAACAAAGTTATCCACGTGTAGATGTTATTGATTATAATGACCGTGTGGAAATTCTAGCGGAAATTCCAGGTTTGTCTAAAGACGAAGTATCTGTAGATGTACAAGAAAACGTACTTACTATCAGTGGTCAAAAGATCAAAAACGTGGATGATAAGGAGTCTACAGGAAAATACATTCGCAGAGAACTAAAGCATAGTAGTTTTAAACGTAGTTTTACTTTAGGAGATCAAATTGATCGAACGAATCCCACCGCAAAGTTTGAAAATGGATTGTTAAAGGTTACATTATTAAAGGTGAAACCAACGATTCCTGTCACGAAAAAAGTAAAGATTGATTAATATTCAATCAAGGTTATATTAACCCCGTTATTAAATTAACGGGGTTTTTTATTTTTATATATTTATAGATATGATAAAATTTCATCATTTGGTAATGGCAACGTCACTTTTAATCGCCGGGTGTGCTGCCTATTTTAGTGTATATGGTATTGGATTGTTATTTTCAGGAGCAACTATTGCTGCAATGATTATGGCTGGTTCATTGGAACTAGGTAAACTTGTAACAACATCGTGGTTATTCAGATATTGGAATAAAGCCAATATATTAATGAGAACCTATATGATAATTGCTGTATTTGCTTTAATGGCAATTACATCTCTAGGTGTATTTGGATTTTTAACAGCTGCGTTTCAAAAATCTTCATTGGAGACCGAGTTATCTATGAATAAGATTGTCACACTTGAGTCTCAGAAAAAAGAAGAACTTAGTAAGATGGAGTCTACTAAAAAGACAATTGAAAAACTTTATAGTTTGAGAAGTAGTCAAGAGGTCAGATTGAACGAAGTACTTACAAATGTATTAATTGCGAGAAATCCAATACAATTACAAAATATTCAAAATCAGATTAATGATCAGATTGGGGATTTAAACAAACAATTGGAGGGGGAAAATGAAAAGATTAAAACTTATAGTACCAAAGTAAGTTCTATAGATGATAACATTTACAAATTAAAAGTGGATAATAGTCAAAAGAAGGATATTACCACATTTAAATTTGTTGCGGATCAATTCAACACTACAATTCAAACAGTAGTTAAATGGTTCATAGTAGTGCTTATTACAGTATTTGATCCACTTGCAGTTATATTGTTATTGGCATATAATATAAGTAGCAATAAAACCTACATAGAGGAAGACAAAAATTACGAACTATATAAGAAACAAGAAAAAAATACGGTTGACTCTAATGATAAAAACATATCTCCGACTCCATCTGTTGTTGAAAAGATAGTAGAGAAGCCAGTAGAGGTTGAAAAGATAGTGGAAAAAATAATAGAGAAGCCAGTAGAGGTTGAAAAGATAGTAGAGAAGGTTGTTGAACGAAAAGGCAAAACTGGTGTAAGAGGTATGTTTAGTTTTTAACAATTAATGTTTAGTTTTTAACAATTACAATTAAAATAATTTTTTATTCGTTTTGTAGATCATCCATATATATGTAGTTATAAGTATGGATGAAACTGAGCTTAAAGAATTGTACAAATTGATCAAAAGATCATACGATGAATCGTGTTGGAAAACCTTAAATGACGCTTTAGATTACATATCTGAATTCGTTGAAGTAGATGATGAATCTCCTATAGACAATGATTGAAATTTTATTATTAATACTGTTATTGGTATCCGTATCAGCTAATGTGTTTTTATTAATCACATTAAAAAAATCATTTAATCAAATAGATATACTTGAAGACTGGATTATAAACTTTAAAAATTCTGTAGAAAGTACTTTTAATAAATTGAAAGATGTTGATAACCGTGGTATATTTGAAAAAGATGACGATGTTGGTTTTCTTTTCACGGATTTGAAACAAATCATTGAATCTTTGAATAAAAAAGTAAAAGAAGAAGAAACCGACAACGTTTGACATTATTACTTGAATGAAAAAAATAAAAAAAAGTAAAGTCATTACCAAGAAAGTGACTAAAGTAGTAAATCCTAAAAAACGTAAAGTATCTGCTATGGTAAAAAGTGTTAATAAAAAAATAAAGAAGCCAACAAAAATAACATCTGTAAAAAAGATAGTTAAAAAACCCAAAAAGGTAAATAAATTAAAATTAGACATTACATATGAATCTAAAAATTTATCTGAGATCAATGTACCCCGCACCATAACAAGCAAAGATGTAATAGTAATTAATGAATTGGACGCGATTAATAAAGAAGTTGAAGAACTTACAGAAGTAAGAAAAAAACGTAGAGGTCGCAATAAAAAAGAAAAAATTTACTTTTCTAAAAAAACCGAAGAAGCTATCATCGAATACAATTCCGAAACCGACAACGTAAAAAGAAATGAAATTTACGAAACTCGTATAAAATACAGCTTTGATAAATTGGTAGAAAATATTTTTAATACATTTAAATTTACTTATTTTGACAACAGTCCATTAGAGATTCAAAAAGAAACCGTAGCACACTTGGTTTCAAATATTCACAAATTTGAAGCTGGTAAAGGTAAGGCATTTAGTTATTTTAGTATTGTAGCTAAAAATTACTTGATATTCCATAACAATAACAATTATAAAAGATTTAATCAACACGTAGATATTAGTGAAACTCCAGGTGAAGATAGTGTTTGTTTGCAAACAGAAGATGCACATCATAAGACTATTCAGACACAAGAGTTTATGAAATTGTTAATTAACTATTGGGAACGAAATATAACAAAAATATTCACCAAACAAAAAGATCTCAATATAGCATATGCAGTTATAGAATTATTTAGAAATAGCGAAAGAATTGAAAATTTCAATAAAAAAACACTATATCTTTACATCAGAGAACTAAGTAATTGTAAAACACAACAAATTACTAAAATTATCAATAAAATGAAATCATATCAAAATATAGTTATAAAAAATTACATTGATAACGGAAAAATATAATACAAAACAAATAAACCACTCAAATAGAGTGGTTTTTCTATTTATAGATATATGGACTTAAATTTTGAAATTTATAAAGGAAAGAATTTTTCTGGTCTTTGTAAAGACATAGTGAAAAATTCAGAGAGCAAGAAAGATCAAATTGATATTTTAATATCTGAGTTAAGAAGTTTAATTAAAACTGTTAACGACGCTACTATCGTAGTGCCTATGATAAAAGACTATTATGATGTAGGCGTTAAAAACGATGAACAATTGGTCAAATTAGCCGCAGTTATACAAAGATTGGTAGCAAAAGGTGAAGCTACTGGCGAAGGCAATTCAATGGTATTAAGTGAAGACGAACGTAAACAGTTAATGGATGAAGTTATAACAATTAGTAAAGGCGAATAATATGGTAGTTACGGATGTATCCAAATCAAATAAATCTCCACAGTTAAACGATCAACAAATAAAAGATTTGGTTGATATTCGTTCACCTATACAACTCGCCGTTGTAGTTGATGTGATTTTCAATGAAAATCACGTAAAATTGCAGGACGAATATAAACAAAAAATAAATCCACAAACAGTTCCTCTTAACTATAAGAATGAACCAGCCAAAGAAAACGATGTGGATTTTTCATATATAGGACGGGCCAAAGTAAGAATCTTATCACAAGAAAAAAAGTCATCGGTGGAAAAATTGCCTTGGGCTATACCTTTGGATCAAACTATTACGCAATATCCATTGGTCAACGAACTTGTATTGGTTCAAAAAGTAGGCAATAACTACTACTATAGCAAACCTTTAAATAAATTCAACTTTCCAACCAATATAGATTACACTGTTGAAACAGTATATAGTGAAAATGGAAAGCCTGCTGTGCCTTTTTACTTTGACGGAAATAGAGCTACTTATACATCAGCTCCAATTTATTCAAAATACAATAACATTGGGTATGTTGGGGAATATTTCATTTCCAATCCATTTATAAGATTGATTAGAAAAAACGAAGGAGATACAGCAATAGAAAGTAGATTTGGTCAATCAATTCGTTTTAGTGCTTATGATAATAATAGACTTAATGATAAAGGATCATATCCATCCTACGCATTAAACAGCAATTTATTAAAAGAATCTAGTGGTGGTGGATATGGAAATCCAAAGATTACTATTAGAAATAGACAAAGAAATATCTCTTTAGACGAACCACAACAATTACATCCCAAGTTACCACCTATTCCAAAAATAACTCCATCTGAGAAAAATTTTGGTGGACAAATAGATGAAGATATTAACAATGATGGCAGCACAATACAAATAACAAGTGGAAAAACAGAAAGCGATTGGAAAACTACAGTTTATAAAAGTATATTTGGCAAAACGTCAAACGGAGAACCAACTGAAGAACAAGTAAGATTCAATCCGAAAAATTCCACTCCATTTGTATTACCAACTTTAAATGGCGATCAAATCGTAATAAACACCGATAGATTGGTATTGAGCAGTAGATTTGCAGAAACACTACACTTTAGTAAAAAACGTTATGCTGTGACCACTGACAGTGAATATACAGTAGATGCTAATGACAATGTAGTTATAACTACAAATAATACCGCTTGTATAAATGCACCACAAATATTTTTGGGTCAATATGGCGAAACAAATGAACCAGTATTACTAGGTCAAACAACTGTAGATTGGATGTACGATTTGTGTAATTGGTTATTAGACCACGTACACTGGCATCACCACGTACACCCACATCCACATACACATCCTAGATCAGGAAATGCAACGCCTGAAAATACAAAGGATGCTAATCCAGATCAAACGCAAATACCAGTACAACAAATAAAGCTTAAATTGTTGAGAGACAATCTACACAAAACATTAAGTAGAAGAGTATTTGTTACAGGTGGCGGATATGCGCCTGGTAGTAATGGAGTCAAACCACCTGGAAGTGGTGGTGAATGTAAAGATCCAGTAGAAATTAATACTGTTACAGGAGCTGGAGTTGTGGGTGATTTCAAAGGTAGAAATCGCCGTGAAGGTCCAGTACAAGTTGAATTTGAATTTGAGGATTAATTATGAGTGATTATTATATATCCTATGAAGAAACTGTACCTTGGAATGGTAGCGTTTTTAATGCAAATGAATATAGAAGAGCTATAAACTCATTCTATTCAAAAGTTGATCTTGTAAAACCAAATGCAATAGTGGAAGATGGTGCGCCAACCCCAAGTATTTCTGTAAAAAATTTGTCTCCAGACGCAAATTTTCCTAATGAATGGAATTTTAGTTTAAGTGGGAAATTTTCAACATCGAAACGTGATGAATTAACCGGAAATTACTTAGCAAGTGTTACTTTAAGTGGAGACGTTAAAGTTCCAAGACAAACACCTAGTGGAAAAACACTGAAATCTATTATAGCATCCGATTTTAAGACTACACGTGGTATTGGAAAGACTCCAGGTGAAGCTTTCAATAATGCTTTTAAACAACTAAGAGAATCTTTGTTACAAACTTTAGCCGATCAAATTGGTGTTTCTGGTAAGGGAATTAAAGTGGAACGACAAGATGCATTTACCGATCCAGATCCCGCTTTAGTAGGACCACCTACGCAAACAATTAATGGTGTAGCAAATAAAGCTCCCGTAGTAGATAATCCAAATATAAAACTTCCCACCCAAGAAGTAAAAGGGTTAGATGCAAATGCAGCGCAACAAGCAGCTTCAAAAGCCCAAGACGTAACAAGTAATGCGACATCTCAAGTACAAAGTGCAGCTGGAGGGTTAACATCACAAGTTCAAGGTGCGGCCGGCCAGGCACAAGGTGCATTAGAAGGTGCAGCTAGCCAAGTACAGGGAGCAGCTGGTCAAGCTCAAGGTGCATTAGAAGGTGCGACTGGTCAGGCACAAGGTGTAATTGGAGGCGCTCAAGAATCTGCCGGTGGTGTACTTAGTAATTTATCATCTGGCGTTAAAGGTGCAATTGGAGGAGGTGCTTTAGGAGCCGGTATAGGTGCATTAGCAGGCGGAGGAAAAGGTGCATTGATTGGAGCTGGTGCCGGATTGGTTGCGGGAGGTATAGCTGGCAAAGTCTTTGACAAACTAAATCCTAAAGGAATAAAACCAGATGGACTAGGCAAAGATTGGTCTCCTGATAAATATAGCCCTGAATCTATAGCTGGAAATACTAAATTTGTAAATGCTAAAACAGGCGTAGTTGAATCTACTTCTGAATTAGCTAAAGGATTAAAAGGTGGATTGTTAGGTGGTGCTCTTGGAGCCGGTGTAGGTGCATTAGCTGGTGGTGGTAAAGGTGCATTAATAGGTGGATTAAGTGGTACTGCACTTGGCGCTGGATTATCCGTTGGAGGTGTAACAGGAGGAGCTTTAGCCGGTGGTGGATTGGGAGCTGGAATAGGAGGAATAGTTGGAGGCGGAAAAGGTGCTGTAATTGGAGCTGTTTCTGGAGGAGCCGTTGGTGCAGCTGCAGCTAAATTAGCTAGTGTTCAAAAAGGAATGCCTAAGCCAAATATACCAAAACCACCTAGTACTCCACGTATTAAAACGATTAAAATACCAAGACCATCATATCCAAAAGGCGCAACAGATTTATTAAATTTACCTAAATCTCCTCTGGGTTAATAATTATATATATATAAACAATATGAAAATAGAAGTGCTTAAAGAGTTTATTAAAAAAACAGTACAACAAGAAGTTCGCAACGTATTAAAGACTGAGTTGAAAAGTCAATTATCAGAAATATTTGCGAATAATTCATCAAAGCCTCAAAAAAAGACAAAATCTGCAGATTCTGATCTAGAAGCTGAAATTTTGAATGAACTTGAATCTATGAATGAATCAGTAGCAGAAGTTGAAACTAAGCCTGCGAAGAAATTTGTCAAATATACAAACAATCCAATGTTGAATGACATATTAAATCAGACTACAGGAGGAGTACCACAAGAAGGTGGTATGGTTAGTATGATAGGTGGATACGGATCAACTTCCTCTCAAGTAATTACAGAAACAAAAGCTCCAGAGAATGCTCCTGAACCAGTTAAATCTGTATATTCAGCTATGACCAGAGATTATTCTAAGTTGATGAGTGCTATAGAGAAGAAAAAATCTAAGATTTAATTATGTCTAAAAAAGCACTAGGACTTAAAATACCTTTCAGATTGGGTCAAAATGGTTATTTTGAAACCAATGTGGATACTATTTCCCAAGTTTCGAGTAATATAAAGAATCTTTTATTAACACGACCTGGCGAACGTAGATTTAACAATGCGTTTGGGTCTTCTTTATATAAAGTATTGTTTGAACAGAATGAATTACAAGAAATGTTGCCTATGTTGGTAAATCTTATTCAAAATGATGTAAATAGATTTATGAATGGGGTAATAGTAGAAGATGTTAAAGTTCAATTAGTAGAAAATGATGTTGTAAATAATGATTACAATAAAATATTTATAAAAGTAGCCTTTAGTTATAAAGAACTGAAGTCTACAACCGAAGTAATTATCACAAACAATAATATATAATGCAACAACTAATTAACAAAACATTCAAAGCTAATACAAAAGACGTTTTGTATTTAAATCGTGATTTTACTTCGTTAAAGCAACAACTGATCGATTTTACCAAACAGTATTACCCACAAAGTTACAAGGACTTTAGTGAAAGTTCGCCAGGACAAATTTTTATTGAACAAGCTAGCTTTGTTGGTGATGTACTATCTTACTATACTGATTATCAATTTAAAGAAAGTTTTATTCAATTTGCGGGTGAACGTAAGAATATTATAAATCAAGCACAATTTTTGGGTTATAAACCAAAAGTGTCTTCAGTATCTTCTACATACGTAGAATTATTTCAATTATTACCAGCAACTCGTACATCAGGAGTTAATGGTGAATATATACCAGACGAAAGATATTGTTTAATTTTGAAACCATATATACAACTATCCAGTGTATCTGGTGTATCATTTATCGTTGAAGAAAGTGTAGATTTTAGTCAAGACACACTATTTTCACCAAGAGAAATAAGTGTTTACAATCGTGACAATACAGGCGCACCATTGTTTTATTTGATAAAGAAAACAGCACAATGTTATTCAGGCAGAATTACATCTAAGACTTTCAGTGTTGGTGACCCACAATCTTTCTTAAAGATCAAGTTGGATGAAACAAATGTTGTAAAAATAATAAGTGTGGTTGATTCAAATGGTATTAACTATTATGAAACTCAATACTTGGCACAAGATACCATTCCTATTTTAGTTGATAACGTTCCGATTAATAATCAAACACTGTCACCATATAGAAATGAAACACCTAAGATTTTAAAGTATTTAAGAACTGAACGCAGATTTATAACAACAATAGATCAAAATAACTTCACTTACATCCAATTTGGAGCAAATACAGAAAATTACGAAAATACTGTTATTATACCAAATCCAACCAATGTTGGTGTAGCTCTATCCAATTTAAAAAATCTCAATATATCTTTGGATGGAACAAACGTATTGAAAGCAAATTCTTATGGTGTATCTCCATCAAACACAACATTAACAGTTACTTATGTTGTAGGTGGTGGTTTGGATTCAAATGTAAATTCCGACGAAATAAATAAGATTGCCAGCACTGATTATTTAAATGATGTCACTAGTTTGACTGACAGCGAAGTTATTTTATTAAATAACATAAAAAACTCATTGAGAGTAAATAATCCACAGTCATCTACAGGTGGTAACAATGCTGAAACAGACGAAGAAATACGTCAAAGTGCAATATTGAATTTTTCTGCTCAAAACAGAATGGTTACATCAGAAGATATTTTACTTAGAGTGTATTCATTACCAACATATTTAGGTAATATCTCTAAAGCATATGTTGAAAGCAATTCAAATAGACGCATTCAATATAATCAACTAATTAAAGGTATAGTGAATGAAAATGGAAATGAAACATTAGATCTAAATCCACTAAATCCATTGGATAGAAGAAAGTTTTTAGAAGCAAGTAATCCATTTACCAACAATCTTTATTTGTTGGGATATGATGTTAATAAAAATTTAACCAAACTAAATCCTGCTACATTACAGAACTTAATAAGTTATCTGAATAATTTCAAAATATTAACAGATAAAATTAACATTATAGACGGATATATTATTAATTTGGGATTGGAGTTTAAGATTACTGTTTTCAATGGTTTCAATAAAAGAGATGTTTTAAATAACTGTATCCAATCTGTTAAAAGCTTTTTGAGTATTGATAATATGAGTTTTAATCAACCAATAAATCTCAGTCAACTCAACTTTGAAATAATGAAAAACGAAGGCGTTCAATCTGTTATTGAATTGAAGATCAAGAATTTGACAATTGATGATGGTGATTATTCTCCTGTAGCGTACAATGTAAGTATTGCTACCCAAAACAATATTCTTTATCCATCAAAAGACCCATCTGTATTTGAAATAAAATATCCAGACAATGACATTAAAGGATTGGTAGTATAATATGCATATTTTTATTTATCCATCTCAAGACACTTATATTAACAATTCTGACAAATACCAAAACAAAAATTTTGGGTTGGACGAAGTGTTAGAGATATACGCCTCTAACTCAGGCAAAACAACGGTTTATACAGATCCAAATTGGCACACGCCACCTCTTACTGCCTCTTCATATGGCAATAACGGATGGTTGGCATACACCACATCTTCGTTGTTTATTTATTCAGGTAGTAAGTGGTATGCTTTTAATCTTACATCTTCTGTAATACCAAATACATCATTTATTGCTAATTTTACAGGCAGATTATCAAATGTAACTACTAATCCAAAACGTCCACTTTATATTTCCGGATCAGCCAATTATGCATCCGGATCATTTTCAGGTAGTATGAATATAACTAGTTACTCATTCTTTACAGGAAGTTGGAGTACAGGTAGTTTTTCTGGCTCTGTGAGAGTTGGTAGTTTTTTTACAAAATTAAAAGTAAACAAACGCACATACACAATAAGTCCGTTAACGGCATCTTTGACAGGTACAGGCAGTTTTAAAAATTTAAGAGGGAAACTATTAGGAAAATCAAACACTGGCATACCGTGTAGCTCCAGTTTTTATTCGCCGGTAAGAGCTTTTAATTCAGGATCATTTACAGGAAGTTTTAGTGGTTCAAATTCTAAGTTGTATATAGAAACTTTAACTTCCAGTAAATTGTATTATACAGATGTCACAAATTTTGCCGGTTATTTCAAAGGTAAATATAGTGGATCTTTTAAAGCTCCTTCGACAGCTATATACTTAAACTATCCAGAGTTTAGTAGAACTATGATCAAGTTTGACTTAACCACACTAAGTCAATCAATTTCTAAGAATGAAATCAGTAGTTCGAAATTGAAATTTACGTTGAATTTAAAAGCCTGTGGTATGAGAAATCTACCACTAAACTACTCGATTTATGCTTATCCAATAAGTCAAAGTTGGGAAAATGGAAATGGTAGATATGCCGATGATGGCTCTCAATTAGGCGCTACCTGGAACAATAGAGCTTACTCTGGAAGCAATTTATGGTACGGTAGTAAAATAACAAATAGTTACCAACAAGTAAATTATTTATTGACTGCATCATATTCCAGTGCTAGTTTTCAAAATCAAGGCGGAACTTGGTATTACAAAGTACCAGCATCATATACAAACAAACCAAAGTGGATTTGTAATTCCGTGGCTTTTCCTTCGTTGGTAAATAACGGATTAATTTGCAGTCAATCATTTAGTTACGGACAACAAAGTGATATATCGATGGACATCACTACTATCGTTCGTTCTTGGTTGTGTGGGTGTGTTCCAAATAACGGACTAATGTTATTGACTTCATTTGAAATAAGTACACCTCCTCTTCAACCAACCAACGGGTTGTTACAATTTTTCAGCAAGGATACCAATACAATTTACAGTCCATATATTGATATGGGTTGGGATGATACTGTATTTAATACAGGTAGTTTAAAACCAGTATCTTCTTCTATACAAAACTTGGTTACATTACAACAGTTAAACAGTGCATATAAAGCTGGTAGTGTTGCTAAAATATTTGTGTTCGCCAGAGATAAATATCCTCTCAAAACATTTAATAAAGCATATCAACAACCAGCTATGGTTACTCCTAAGTATCTGCCAACATCTTCATATTATATGGTTAAAGATGCTGAGTCTGAGGAAGTTTTGATTAATTTCGATAACTATACCAAGTTAAGTTGCGATGCTACGTATGGTAATTATTTTAAATTAAATACAAATGGATTGCCTCAAGAACGATATTTGACAGTATTTATTAAGGTAGAGTACAAAGATGGGACAGTTGACATCGTTGATACCGGAAAAATATTTAAAATAACGCGTTAGTATGGCAAATATACCATTAGTATATAATATATCTTTAAGTGATATACAAACATTTAAAGACTTTGGTACTTTCCAAAACAATTTTGATGATTTTGGAAATGATCAATTGGTTTATAACATATCACAGTCGTTTGAAGGTAAATACAACTATATCAAAGTGCCAATAAAAAGTTTTTTATACAATGAAAATAAAATCGTTGATACTTCGCAATCAGATTTTACAGAATTACAAACAACTGCGGTTGAGGAAAAAAGAAATTTAACAGATGTTATAACACAATATAATAACGTATTGGTCGAGAACAGAATTTTAAATCAAACGGTAAACGAATTAGTAGAAAAATACGAAAACAATGACGATAAACAAGTTATTGCAGCTATGAAAAACCAAATTATTGGTTTACGAATCCAATTGGGACAAGGAAAAGTTGCTTCGGATTTCGATGATGATTACCCATTTTTACCATTAACTTCTTGATATGCCTTACGACTATTTAACAATAAATGATAACGATTTAAATAAGGGTCTTACAAGCGCATCTTATTTTTCCACTGATTTACAGGCTTTATACGAACAACAACTAATCAGTGAGGATATATTTTACGGCGAATCCGATGATGATTTGTTTGAATTTACACTGTATAATAATAACCAACAACTTATAAATTTCAACAGAGTAGTTCCACCTGTAACATATTCTGTATTGCAAGGTAGTTACAGAGACATTAATAACGTATTAAGATCATATAGATTTGCAAACCCATTTACGAATGTGGTATCGTACAAAAACGATATTCTATTACATCCACAATTCGACTTAAATGCAAATGGAGTTGGTCCTGGTTTATATTATTTGTTGTATAACCCAGTTAGAAATATAGCCGGTAATCCAACAAATAGATTGGTTATAAAAGAAATATCTCCTAGTAGAACTGAGATACGTTTATCTTACGCATTTGATGTAAACAAGAATGAAACATCTAGATTAGATGCAATTAAAATTTCAACATTTGCGGATAAAAAATATTTGTTGTTGAGAATTTATCAAGACTTAACTGCAATCATTAATAATAATCCAATTGAAAAAGATTTTCTATCTAATAAAGACAAATATAACTACACAGATATCTGTTTGAAGTTGGGTCTCAAAAGTGAAGCAGAGCTACAAGAGTTTGTTAATTCAACATATGTTGGATATAATAGTATCATTAAGTTGAACAGTGATACAGATTCAACAATTTTACAAACAAACAAATTTACAGGCGTTCAAGAACAAATCAATAATTTCATATACACTTATAACAACACAGAGTTTACAGCAGATGAAATATTGGAGTCATTTAGAATTATTACACTGAAAGTATCTCAGGATAGAATATTACAAAAGAGTTCTATAAATGACATCGATCTACAAAACATACTTGGTTTATTTGAACAAACAATTTATACAGATTGGATATTGCCTAATGTAAGCAAATTGTTGGAAAATTATAGAATTAAATACTACGGTCTTTATAAAAATGCTTTAAATTTTGATAATGGCAATTTGATCAAGATTTTAACTCATACAAATTATTTAAATCCAACTGACGGCACAGTCAATGTACAAGTAAAACTAGATGCACCTTTACCTTTACAATATAATGTAAAAACCACTTGTTGGATATCAAATATTTCAATTGCTCCTCTTTATTTCAAAGTTAACTTGTTTTCTTCAAAGATATCAAGAAAGGTATTTTTAAATGACATAAACTTTGATGTACAAATATCTAAAGTCAGTCCTTCTACGGAAAAATATGATGGCAATGATTCTTTCACACTAGATAAATCCAAAATAAGATTGAAAGAAAAGTATAATGATTTATACATCGATTATACAGATTTTAATAATTTCATCAATTATTCTTCTGCCGAACTACGCACTAAAATAGCTAAGAATAAGATTAAAGATTATAATCAACTTGACTATGTTAAAAAGTATACGATTACATCATCTTTAAATACAAGTGGTATAATTTCTTCTTCATATGGAGAGCTAGTTAGCCAAAAAACTGCTCAACAAATTGCTTTGTTGGATACATTTGATGAATATGAGTCTTATTTGTTTTTTAACTCATCTAGTATAGATGATAAAATTGAAGAAGCTATTGTATATGATTCAGACAACTATAATAGCTTGGTGTATCAACTTCCGGCATATGTAAAGGAAGATTCCGATTCAGCTGATTATATTAAATTCACAGCAATGGTGGGACATTTTTTTGATAACATCTTGGTGTTTATAAAGAAGTTTCCTAAGTCATATCCAATTTCAAATAACGATTCAAATTATTACCCAAAAAATTATATAGACGAACTACTCAATAGTTTTAGTTGGAATATTGATATTGATAAGTTTACTCAAAGTGATTTGAATCAATTATATTTTAATAATCAAGATATTGCTGGGTATAGTTCTTCTTCTTATTTTGATTACGCAAAATCTATATTAAACAGATTTGCCAATAACATTTCTTCTGTTTATAAATCCAAAGGAACTGTAAATTCATTCGAAATGATCCGAACTATGTTTGGAATTCCAGCTGGAATAATAACTACCAGAGAATATGGAAGCGCAGATGCTTTTTCAAACCGTGATAATTACTTTGTTTACGATGACATAATCTATATGACCGATTTCAAGGAAAACAATTTCTTGAATTTTGAACATACAAGCAGTGACTTTGTTTACACAACTAGTAGTTATTATGCTTCGGGATCTAATATAAATACTTTTACTAGTAGCACTGAATATACTTCTCGATTTAATGGTATATCTACAATTGAATTTTCTTTTAGATTCAAATCTACAAACTATGACTTTGGAGATAAGATCAAATTGATGTCCAAATACAGAAATAAAAAATCTGATTGGGATTTATACATTAAAAAATCAAAGCAAGTTAATTCAGGTCAGTTGGTATTTGAAATTCACCCATACGAATTGGGAAATACAACTTCAAGTTTAACATTAAATGAGTTACCTCTATTAAACGGGGAAATTTTTACAGTGATGTTAAAGCGTGAGCCTGTGCCAGGAGATTTTGACAAATTAAATGTAAGTTCAAGCAAGATTACAAATCAAGTTACACCGTTTATTATAGAAGATGATGGTGACTTTGTAATAGAAGATGACGGAGATTTTGTAACATTAGCTTCACAGAAAACAACACTAACTTCATCATACTACGTTAACTCGACCAAAGAATTGATTCCATATATTTATAGTTTGTCTACAAATCAATATGATGGAAGTACCAAAAACTTTTCAGCAACAAAACGTAAAGTTATAAGTCATACTGTAAATAAAAACTTTTCTTCGGGAAGTTATTATATTGGCAATTATTCATCATCTGTATCATTTATAGGAAATCTAGATAAAATAAAAGTTTTAAGAGATCCACTTGATAATCAATATTTTGATGAACATTCATATAACTTGGATTCAATATCAATTCCAGATAAAGAAAATGTTTATTCCAATTTGTTTTATTTGTGGAGTTTTGATACTCCTGTGAATTTATATTCGCCTAGTTCTATTAGTAAAACAGTAGATAATCAAAACATTTATTATCAAACCCAATTCAATGCATATAATTTTGGACAAAAAGAAAAGTATTTTAGTTATCCAACTTGTTCAAATGTATTGATAGATGAATTTCCATATCAATTTGATAAGATTAACGTAAAACAAACCGTTAATACTAACAACTTCGGCCCTAACTACAAGATTAATAGCAAGATAAATAAAATAACAGAGACCGCTTTATCTAATCTTACCCCTTATGATTATTCCACCAGAATTCAAGATAGTTTGGGTGATGATTCAATACTCTCTGGATTTTTCATAAGTCCATATAATTATTTAAATCAAAAAATAGAGAATTTCATAGGGTTGGATGGTATAGCTGATATCATTGGTGAGCCAGAAAACTTAACTAAACAAAATTATGTTGGGTTGGACACATTACAACGTGAGTTTGGTAAAATAAATGAGAAATACATATACCCTCAAGAATTTTACAGTACGTACAAATTTTATATCGACTTTTCAATATTTGATGTCGTAAGTAAGTTAAAACCAGCAAGATCTAATTTATTAACAGGTGTTCTATTGGAACCAAGTTTATTTGAACGTAAAAAATTTAACTACAGGGATGTAGAATTTGTAACAAACAACCAATTTGATTTATACTTTAACAATAAAGCATCATTTACAGCTTCCTTGTTAAACACAAACAATACATCTAGCTTTACTATAATAACCAGTTCACGTGTTAACGATATTACCCAAGATCAAAATACTTATAATTATTCCCGTCTTGAAATAAAAGACGTAATAGATAGTCGTGATTTTATTTATGCAAAATATGGAAAGTATGTATATGTTGATTCAAATGGATATAATGTACGTGATACAGTTAATGTAGGTAAAAAAGACTATTATCAATCTGTTAATAACACTGGATTTGTGGTAACATTTACTTCTTCATTTAATGAAGTTCAAGTTATTGGTTCTGGATCTGTCACTGGAAGTAAATATTTAAAAAATTACTATAAAGGCGCTGCTTTTAATAGTGGATATTCCAATAGACATTTGAGTAAATTCTCATTTGTCGGTAGTAGAACACAGTATCAAGCGTTAAGCAGTTCCAAAACACAACTGGTAAACGGATTAAAATTAAATAATGGCGGTAATATCACATATTATACTTACACAAAGGGTAAAAATGATAAAAATAGTACCGTAGACAGAAGTGGTATTACAAACGGAAGTGAGCCAGTTATCACAGTACCTGGATTTTTAAGTTTGAACATAGAAACCAACAATGCACCTGCTTATGGTGATACAACTGGTTCTATAGGAAGTCCAGATTCATTGTTTACACAACTACCGCTAACAGCTTCTTTACAGACCAGCGCAAGTTTGGAAAGATACATAATGAATTTATAATTCATATTTTTGAGTAAAATTTAAAACTTATCAATAATTATTATATATGGCATATTTAAATAACAACATTCTTACAGTGAATGCTGTATTGACTAAAAAGGGAAGAGAAATACTCGCAAAAACAGGCGGTTTGAATATCACAGCCTTTGCTTTGGCAGATGATGAAATTGACTACACTCAATTCAATCCAAATCATCCACTAGGCAGTGCATATTACGACATTGCGATTCGTAACACTCCGGTTCAAGAACCTATTACCGATGAATCCCAGTCAATGAAGTATAAGTTGGTAACTCTAAACGATGGTGTAACATCTGTACCTACTATCAGTGTAGCACAAAGTGTAATTACCGTAGATAGAGACTATACCGGTGAAATTTTAATCAGTCCAAGTACAAATCCAACTTATAACGTTACACTTGGATATACAGTCATTTTGGCCAATAAGAACGTTGGAACTTTGATTGTGACCGAAACAAATAGTTTAAATTCAACAAGTGCTACAATTCCTACTTTCTCAGGAGATCTAACTTCACAAACATCACAAGTAGTTGTTGGTAATAAATTTAGATTTGTACCAAACGCAGGATTGTCTAAAACCACAACCACTAATATTACAATTATTGGAAATGAAAGTGGCGGTAATACATCAATTACAGTGACAGTTAAAGTTCCAACAACAACATAATTATGATATTTAGTAAATTTAATAACGATGACATCGTAGTAGGTAGAATTAATCAAGTATCTTCTGGTTTATTCGGAACTGGTAGTTTATTTGTTAGTCAATCTACGTTTGTAACACAATCAGGTGTTACTGGTCAAGCTAATCAACTTACTGGCTCTAGTCCATACGATGTAAGAAACGGTCAGTATTATTTAGACATTTATTCTGGCGGAGACTTATACTTTGATGTTGCATATGGCGACTATGCTAATAGTGGAAGTTCTCGTTTTGACGTTGCGACTTACTCAACTCCTGTATTGACCAATGAAACTAAGGTCATTTATTCTCAATACAAAAACACACTTTTACAACCAGGCGACACTTTGTTTAGTTTTGCATCTGGAAGCGTCGATAACATTGTTGATAGCGAAGCAATTTATGTAATTAGCTATGCCGCTGATAAATTCAAAGATCAAATTGACCCAGGCCAAATACAAATTGCATTTAGTGGATCAATCGCACCTAAGAAATTTACCTTTATTGATGATTCTCAAGTAGTGAATAAACAACAGAACTCATACAATTTGATTTCTGGATCAATTGTAAATGGTATTGCTACTCCTTATTTAAAGAATGGATCTCCAGTATATGCCGGAATAGGGTTGGTTTATCCATCAAATGGGGTTATAGTGTTTAATGCTATAAATCTAGATAAATATGTGGGTATTACCGCAGGACAACAGATTTTGAATCGTGTTAACTATTCCAATAGTGTAACTTCTACAAATCGAAGTGGATATTGGAAAGTATGGACCAGAGATTTTTATAACGCAATCAGAAGATCTAATTTAACGATGGGCGTGAGAAAGTCTGAATTTGTGCCATCTACAAATTATTTCGTTCGTGTGAAGAATAAAGAGTTTAACTATAGTAACAATCCAACTTTTGTTTCAGATGGTACAGATGGTTTGACTAAAGGAACTATTATCTATCAAGATTTAATTAATAATCCACGAACCTATATTACTTCAGTTGGTTTGTATAATGATAATAATGAACTGTTAGCAATTGGTAAAATTAGTCAACCAACGATGAAATCATTTGATAATGAGTTACTAATTAAGGTGAGAATAGATTTCTAATCTATAATAGTTTGTTTTTATTCTATTTATAATAGAATGATCAAATTTTTTAAAACTCAAGACGTATTAGTTACTAGATTTACTGTTTCTAAAGAAAAGACGTTTAATAACGTTTTAAATAATCTTTTATCTGGTACAGACGGCACAGATGATAGTGTATTTCCAATACAACTATCTTATTTTTCTTGTGACAATAATAAATCTGGAAGTTGTGAAGGTGTTTATTTTGATGATATATATTTAGCAATGACTCAATTTGAAGAGGCTTCTCAGATAAATTTTTCAGTGGGTAAATATGTAAATTCCAGTTCTGTTTTCTATCCATCATCAAGTGCCAAATGGAATCCTGTTGTCAATCCTGTAAACGTTAATGGTACATATAAAGGTCAGGTTTATAACACCGTAGATAAAATGTATTATAACGATTATAATAACAGTTATAATATCTTTGGCTTTGATGATTACGATAATCAAAGAACCAAATTAGATTTGACAAATGATTTTTCCTTATATAAATTGTCTGTTTCTCAGACAGGCGATGGTATAAAAAGAAATTCCGTGGTAATATACAATCAATCTGGCGATATAGTTTCAAATATAGAAGACGACGGAAATCACAACTTAATACTAGGCGGTACTTATTTTATTAATAGTTATGAATTTACGACAGGAAGTAAAGATACTGTAGAAAACCGTGGTACTTATGGTTTGGGTTATTATTTATTGAATACATAGTATGAGTTTAATTAACATATATAACGAAAGATATGGTACCTCTGTTGCTACGAATGGTAACATAATAGCAATAGGAAATCCACCAACTAAAAATTGGCAATATGCGGAAGGATTTTCTCGTAGAGGACAAATATTTTTGGTTCGTAAAAATCAATTTCAATCAAATTATGAAGTAATTAAAACTTTGTTTAATGAAAATGAAAATTTACTAACACCATATTACACCGAACAAAGTAGCAGTACAGTTAATACAAGTTCTTTAATTGCTAATAGTGGTAGTTTGCCAAATACAGATGCATCTTGTAGTTATTTAACAATTGAAAACTCCACAAAGTTTGTTTATCAAAGCAAATACGGCGAAGCACTTGATGTATGTGATTATTTTCTAGCAGCAAGCGATGTTTCTTTTACACAGAGTATAGACAACAGAAACTTTTTTACTCAAAACCAAGTAAACATATACGAAATAGATCCCAACTATGTATATGAAAGTGGAAGCATCCAGTCAAAATCCACAGAATATACAAAAGAATCTACAAGTACATACGAAATAAGTTCAACGCCTATCGCTTATTTAACATCGTCAAGCAATATACAGTTTGGTAAATCAGTCAGTATATCAAATAATTATTTAGCGGTTGGTGCTCCAGGTTATAATAACGGCCGAGGATGTGTTTATGTTTTTAAGAATGTAAACAACAGTTATAATTTGGTACAAAAACTAAGCAGTAGTGTTGTATCTGATCCATATCAATCTTCATTTGGATTTAGTGTTTGTATAGACAAATATGCTGAAGATAAATTGGTAGTCGGATGTAATCAAGTGTCAGCTAGTAAAGTGTTTTTATTCACATCTGGATCAGGTGGATGGAGAATTTCACAAAGGTTTCAAAACATAACAGGATCTGAATACTTAAAGTTGGAAGGATTTGAATTTGATTTATATCCTTCAGGAAGTTTATCTGCTGCACAGAAAAATAACAGATTTGGATATTCTGTATCTTTACATAAAAACGTATTAGCAATCGGATCACCAAATGATCTTTTATACTACGAATATTCAGGATCTAATGTTTTAAGACAAAGAGGTGCGACTTATATTTACGAAAATGGTTTGTGTCCAACAGGATCAAATCAATATTTGTTTATTAAAAAGATTTATGGTGATGAAATAACCTTCAAAGATAATATGATGGGTTATTCAGTTTCTACACACAATAATAAAGTATTGATTGGATCTCCCAAACCGTATTTTCCTTTCAGTTCTCTTTATATATCTAGCTCAATCAAATACTATGATAAGTTTTACGATGTAAATGATTATGGTGAATCAAGTTATTGTGGACAATGTTTGTATTATAATGTAAGTAATTCAATCGTAACTCAAATTACTACGGATCCAATTGCTAAAAGAAAAGAGTATAATAAACCATTTAGTGCTTTTGGATATTCCGTTGCTTTATCAGATCCTAATTTAGTGGTGGGGTCTCCTATTCCACTAAATGAAGATTTGTATTTAAGTGTTCCTTTAATAACTGAGTCTGGAAGTTATGATGATCCTAGTTATGTAAATACATCTTCATTCAGCCCAGAAAATTGCACTGAAACATCCGATGTTGTATATTTTCAAATAGAGGATACAGTATATGGAAGTGGCAGTGTCGTTACAAAAATTGCACTACAAATGGAATCTGATTCATATTCAGACATCGTTGGTAAAGCTTATATTTATGACAGCTTAGATTTGAAAACAAATTATCCTGTAGGCAATATATTTTATAACAATAATAGTTTGGTAATTAACAATACAGGTAGCGTTTTGAATTTGTTGACAAGAGATCCTATAGATCCAGATTATTCATCGTTGTATATGGATTATAAGACACTCATAACCACTTACGAAAAACAATATGTGTGTACTATATTGCCAGGAGAGTTTAATATATCAACAAATCCAACTGCTACAACTTCATCGCTTATAAATTATTGTGTAATTAATAAGAGCAATTTTAACTTTGAAAATTTGGATATAATCTTAAGATATATAAACTATAAAAACGTGGTACCAGGCTCTGAAAAATGGTATTTAAATATGATTTCAAATGACGTTGAACAAAATATTTTTGGATTTTATACATCATCATATTTAAACTATAATACCAATTTGTTAACTCCTGAATTGAAAAACATATTGGCTGAAAAAAATCTAGACGTTGATAACGATGGAAAAGTAGACATTTACGATGGTAAAATGATGTGGAAATATTTCATCGAAAAGTTGAATTTCACAAACTACAAGTCTTTTTTGAATACACTAAGCAATCGTAATAATTACGACGACATTATTAGATTTTTAGATAATCAAACAGGCAAGTCAATTAAAAATTACGTAAAACAAGACTTTTTCAAGTATCAATATAGTTCTTCTATAGATCCAACTGGATCTTATTTGGCACCGTACATAACAACTGTGGGATTGTATAGTGGATGTGATTTGGTTGCGGTTGCTAAATTGGCACAACCAATTAAAAATACTGGTGAAATTCCAATAAATATTTCTGTTAAATGGGACACTTAATTATATTTATTATAAAATAGAACAAACATATGGCAACATCACCAGACGCAAAAGTAATTGACCGTGAATCAAGTAAAAAGGGTATAGTGAGTAGATATCTAGACAAAGAAAAAGCGGGCGGAGCATTTTCAGCGTATAAAGCTGGAACTAACACGATGATTCAGGGAGTTCAAACTCCATATGGATATACATATAAATCGGTATTATGGACTATTGAACCAGGATTTACGGTAGGAGGCCCTCCAAATTTTAATCAAAAGGCATTAAACTACGCAGATGCTTTAAAAGTAAATACTGTTAAATATACATCTAATTCATTTGCCCGTTGATATGTATTTTAAATGGTTATATTAGGTCTGGATTCATCTACATCAGTTACAGGTTGGGCGTTTAGTAAAGACGGAAAAGTCTTGGACGCTGGTTATATTGACACAAAAAAACTTGAAACTACCAAAGAAAAAACGTTTTTTGTTATATCAGAATTGGAAAAAAAGCCTTTAATCAAAGATATTGCCACCATTAACTTAGAAGCCGCTTTAAGCGGATTTGCTGGTGGTTTTACCAGTCAACAAGTCATCATTACATTAGCCAGACACAATGCCGTCTTTGCATATATTATTGAAGAACACTTCAAGGTCAAGGTAAATCTATTATCAGTTAACACTATGCGCAAACAGTTGTTTGGCAAATGTAGAATTAAAGGTGTAAAATCAAAAGATTTTGTAAAATCAGAATTAGAATCACTTTGT